TTCTTCTTCAAACAAAGCATCAAATTTGTCTGCTTTACTTACCTGCTCTTTAACAGGGGTTTTGATAGAATACGTTTTAGAAGGTTTTTCAATAACTTCTTCTTCTTTTTCATCATCGATGATAGCACCTTCTTCATACTCATCCTCAGGAGTTAACCATTCTTGAAGTGCTTGCTTCATTTCATCATATGAGTATTTCTTAAATACTTCCATAGGATTTGGTTGATTCTCAAGCAATGAAGTAATTGCTGCTTTATCATCAGCCAACAAAGTTTCTTTAACTTTAGGCATGATAGTTGTTTTGTTGTAGTTTGTACCTGTTACTTCAGGACCTACAGTAGTCAATGTAATATCACGACCACTCATTACGTCAGTGAAATCACCAACATCTTCGTTATCAGCAAGATTCAAGAAATCCATGTACAATTCCTTACCAAATTGCCACAACTTAACACCTTCTGCTTCTTCGCCACGTACAATAACAGGAACAAAGATACGCATTTTAGGATCAAGTTTTTTAGCCAAACGCCAGTTTTCCTTATCGCTAGTAGTACGCAATTGTTTTGCAAACTCTACGATTGGATCTTTCTCACCCCAATTAATTGGAGATACCATAGTATTTTTACCAATACCATAGTGGAAATACATTTCGGTGAATGGGTTTTTCTTGTTGTACTTGGAAGGTACTACACGGACTACTTGTTTACCAACTGAGGGTTTCCAAAAGACAGATTTTTTTTCTCCGCCGCCTTTACCGGATTGCTTTGACTGCATTGCTGACAGTCGGTTTCTCATTTCATTTAAATCCATAACTAATCAAATTTTGTTTGTGACATTAATATAATAACCATTCATTAAATTGCCAAACTAAAGTTCGACAATCTTATAAACTTTTGTATTAAGCTGCTTTAAGTCCCCACCTTGGGTCAATAGAATACAATTTTGATAGTGTTGCCAGTTTACTCTGAAGCTGGTATCAACTACTCCGCCATTTAATTTTTTAATTAAATCATTTAGGGCATTAATTGTATAAAGAGTATTAGTCTCTTTTTTTCGGTGTACTAGAATTGTATTTAGAGGAATGTTGTTTACGTTAGCTTGTTCAACATTGTATGTTATAACGTATTCACCCGTGCTTTTAACATATAAAACAAACATTTTATTGTACATTATAGAGTATGCCTTAGCAATACTGCCTACCATGTCGTCAAGCACTTCCTCACTAACAAACGTACAAAATAACTTGTTGTTCAAATCTTTGATATTTAGTTGGGTTTTCTCCCAATAAATATTATAATAATCATTCAAAATTGTAACTGGTTCCATTTTTAACCTTTATTTGTAATTTTTTCTTTTTGAAAATATTTTCTATATCATTCTTTAAATCTTCACTCGCATCGTAGTCAAACAGAAAACTATCATACGTATATAATACTAACTTAGTCTTCTTGCCTTTCAATAGCTTATGTATCTCTATCAAGATACAAACATTCGTTGCTGTTTCCAAGTTTTGCAAAATATAATTAAACAGCTTTTGTGGATTCATATTATCCAACTCACTCTTTTTAAAGACATAGTTTGAACCCGGAACTACAATTTGTCCCAAATTATTAAATTCATCCCAGTTGGTATCAATAAATTTCTTTACTTGTTGAAAAAATTCAAGGTGCTCATACTCTTTAAATACGCCTCCGTATAGTTGCTTAAACGTGAGTTCTTTTGCTTCTTTATACGACGTGCCATATAAGTCGGCGAACGCTTGATGGACATCTCCATCGCCAAAATCAAAGGCAACCAAACGACTAGCAAGGTGAGGATGGTATGCGCTAATATCGAACTCCAAAAATTCATCATTTTGTGGTATAAAGCTCTTTCTAGCGCCTGTTTCCTTATTTAGTGCGGCAAAATTAACGCCATTAAAAGAGTTACTTGGTCTACGTGTAGTTGTAAATAAGTTATAACTTGTGAATACTTTACTGTCGCCAACTGAATAGATTGGGTTGCTTGGTTTAAAGTGTTGATTAAAAACTGTTTCATCTATGTTTATTCCATTTTTTTCGATTCCAAAGAATGCGAGTGTTGTATAATTGTTGTAAAAATCAAAATACGCGGGTAACTCCTTTGTAAAATGAGGTTTTACTTTATTATAAATATTCTCACAATACTCATAATGCTTAACTACCGGTACAATTTTATTGACTTCTTTGTAATCCGGATACTTGTGGTAAAAATAATTATGAGTTGGTGTTGGATCTTGTATATACGGAGGAATGAGTATGTTTATATCGCGCAAGCTCTTAATTTGAAAGTAATATAATGCATTCTTCTTATCGCGCACCCATAGACACTCTATTTGCGTTAATAACGCGTTTACATCCGTTTTACTTACATTTAGTGTTTCGCTATGATCAATACATATCATATAACCTTTCCGTTCATTAGACGGTTTTAGATACACTAAAGATACATCATTGAGAGAAGGATGAATATTATTATGATAGGGAATTATTTCTACAAATGCTTCAGAAATATTTCTTTGCATAAGATAATTTAATTGTTCCTCAGTTTCTATTAACCAAAACATTTTTTATAACCATTTTGGAATAATATAAGAAATATTTTGGGATAATCCAAACTTATTTTTGATAAAATTTAATATAATCCTCTTTTAGGAATTTAGATAATCCATTAAATCCATTTTTTTCTTCTAACTTTACTATATTTCTATTAGTTTGGATTACTTTTTCTATATTACCACTAATTTGCCAAGGGAAAGATGCTGTTTTATACAATTGCCACAAATATGCATCGTTGTGAGATGACATGTTATCAAATGTTTTTTTATCTATTTCAATAAATTTTAAAGCATTAACTTGTTTAGCAAAATATCTTGTAAAATATCCTATTCCGTAATCTTGAGTTGAAGGTTCTGGGTAGTATGGAATGGGGACTTGTTTGTTTGTGGGAATTTCGGGTAAATTTTGTACGTAGGTATTAATTGATCCTGTACTAGAGAAAGAGGTTTGAAGTTCAGTATATAAACCTTGAGTTGGTACAGGTACTAATTCTAGTAAATCTATTAGCTCCTCAGGATAACGTCTTGCTTGAGGAGTTGCTCCAACATATCTTTGACCAGTAGATACTTTATAGTAAGGTCCTACATATGGTGATAAATCAGATGCCTTAACCAATTCCCCATTTGAGAATAAATCAGTTTGAATTTTATTTTTTGGATAATATGGCATCTAGATTATGGTTGGTTTTGAGTACTAACGTTTTGTAGATCTTGAATAGACCATTTTCTATTTGAACTTACTGTAAGACTTTCAATTTTGGTTTCCCATTTATTGTCTTTAATAGAATGAGAAATACCTTTAATTAAAAAATCAATTACTCCGTTTCTATTTGTTGATGTATTGGGTCTATAACTATAAGGTAAAACTTGTTCTGAAATAGAAAAACGTTCATAATTTCTCATTCCTGAAAGGCCATCCATGGTTAATGAAAGGTTAAATGGAATAAAAAATGGTGCAGGCATGTTACCTTCTAAAGCATCATTACCTGTTAAATACAAAGCAATATCTCTATTTGCTGAGCGGATAGAATCAATAGTATCTTTTGAATAAAATTTATCTCCATATAATGAATTGATAACTTTCTGAACTGATTGTAAATTTTGTTGAAATATTACTTTAGGGTCAATTTTTCCAGTTTGAGCTCCTTCAATACTATCTTTATCTAACTTTATAGTAATTAATCTATCTGTAAGTCCTTTATTCAATTTAGATAAACCAGTTGCATTTTCACCAACAATGTTTCCGGATGCTTGAGCGGAAATAGTTGCCATTGCAGCCATGTTAGGAGGGAGTTGAACTTGAAAATCTACATTTTTTATAAAACTTCCATAAGGAGTTGCATCTGTGCCTATTCCATATACTTGGAATACGGCCATATTATTTAAATTTCTTTCTTTAGCGTTAATTAATTCTTCAACTTTTTCTACACTACTTCCTTCAATAATTTTTAACATATTTGATTCAGCATCAAAAATAGGTTCTAATTTATTAACATTTCCTAAAGCATCATTTACATCATTAAGTAATGATGTTAAAAATTTAAGTAAACTTGTTTTTCCATTAGCATCTGTATTTTTATCAACACATCCGGCAGCATGGTCTATATTAACATATATGTTCATTAATTTACCAGCATAATTATTACCATCTACAAAATAATTTTTTAATTCTGGGAGGATATTCCAGTATATATTAGCTTTGGCTGCTTCTTGTTGGACTTTATCAGCATTTTTTGATAGTTCAACTTTAGTACCATATTTAGAAGGTATTATACAAACTTTAGGATCTGAAGAAAATTGAGCAGGGAATCTTAAGCAAAAATTCTTTTCAGGGTCAGTATCTATTTCAAATATAGGATTAGCTGAGGGGGGTGGGGATTGTGTTGTTTTAAGAGTTGCGTTTGTTGGGGGGGCTGTTGGAGCTGTTTGTAATAAATTTAAAGGTGAATTTATAGCATTTAATACTAATGAACCTTGATCTCCTAAAACTAAATCTGTATTTGTTTTGGGTTGTTTTTTAGGTTCAAAAGTTATAGCATCTGGGTTATACTTTTTAGTATTATCATATACTAATAAATTGTTTTGTATCCAATCTAAAAGATAACCTAATCTTACATAATAAAAATTTAAACTTAATTTTGGAGTTCCGGTTGCAGAAGCATTTGATGAATCTGCGGTGAATGTAAGTTTATAAAGATTATTTTTATTTGCTCCAGCAATAGCATCTTGTCTCCAATTATATAATTGAAGATTTAAAGAGGTTTTATTTTTAGTTTCTACAGAAGTAACAGGAGATAAAGAACGTATTTCTTCATCTCTTTTTAGTGCTTGAGAAGCAGCATCATATCCTTTTCTTATTAATTCATTTTGTTTTTTAATTCTTTCAGCTTCTGCATCTGCGGCGGCTTGTTGATCAGCTAAGTTTTCTCCATTAATAGAATTAATAATTGATTTTATCTGAACGGCTTGGTTATAAATGTAAGGTCCATCACCCCCATATATTGCATCCCAATCGTCTTGGCCTTCTTGATCAATAAATGTATATTTCCAGGTTGTATAGTCTGTTTGAAATTGATTAATAACATCTAAAGATGAATTATTAGTACTTTTATCAGCTGATACTTGGACAGAAAGAGTAGCAGCAATTCTTTTAAATTCTTTAGTTGCAGCTGTTGCTTCTTCATCACCTAAATTTCTATCAGCTTGTTTTGGATAATTTTTTACTCGGTTTTTTATATTTTGAATATAACCAGATATTTTAGTATTAGCATCTTTTACTTTATCTTGGATTGTTTTTCCAACTGCGGTTGCTGTTCCTGTTGCTTCTTGGTCGGAAGCATCTAAATTTTTATATCCAGCATCTATTTGAGCTTGTTTTTTAGAAGCTAATTGAGAAGGTGTAAGTTCAGTTTTATTAGTAATAATAGCAGCTTTATTAATTTTAAGAGATTCAATAATATCTCCTAAACCTACTAAATTTAAATCAATATCATAAGAACCATCATCGTTAAATTTCCAAGTAAAGTTAGTAACTTTACCCAACATAGCATCATAATTGTAGCTATCATTTTCTCGTTGTTTATGGATAGAATTTATAATATCTTGTTGAGTAGAACCTTCTGTAAAGAATAATTCAAAAGGTTTAGTTACAAATTCATTCCTTGTTTTTAAAGGATTAAAATTACTTGTATTTTCTGCTGATTTATTATCTAACCAAATATTGTGACCCCATTCTAGAAGCATTGTATATCCAATTCTAAAATATAAAGCATCAAATATTTGAAGTTGTTCTACAGAATAAACTTTAATTTTAACTGTTGCTTTTGCAAGAGCACCCCTATTAAAAAAACTAACATCCGCTGATTCTATATGAGGCATTGGAACAAAACCTCTAGAAGCAATACCTCCCCAACCATAAGCAGCAATTGAACTTACATAATCATAAGCTCCACTACCATTATTATCAACTATACCAACTTTAAATTTTGGGTTTAATTTATCATCTACTCCAACTGTACCACCGAATAAAACACAAGCTTTAGCAAGTTCCATTCCGGTAAGATTTTGATCAATACCTCTATTTATAAGTTGTTTTCTTCCTTCTTCTAAAAGATTAGTTTGAGCTTTTCGCTGAGCCGCAACATCGTTTACAGATGATCCACTTACTAAAACATCAATTGGGGATGAGCTAGTTCCTACATTAACAGAAGATGCTAAACGTAAAAATGCATTAACATTATTTCCATAAACAATATTAGCATCAGTTTTATATCGTGCTCCTATGAAGTTTTGTCTGTACTCTATTTGTTTGGTAACTTGTTCATCAAAAACTTCACCTGTAATGTTTCCATTTTTTGGCATATTATATTCTATTTAATGTATTAAAAAGAGTCTTAGCAAGTGATACATTATACGGAATTCTTATTTCAGCTCCAACAGGAACGAAAAGAGAATTTTGAGGAATTATATCGGGATTGCCTGATGCTATAATCCACCAAAGGTTTACGTCACCATAAAATTGTTGAGCTAATAAATCTAATCTATCACCTAATGTTGTATAAGCATATGTGTCATTTACATCATGTGGTAATTCAGGATATCTTGTACTTTTTTGAATTGGAAAAGTTTTATTTCCTCCTAATTCAGTAAAAGGGATTAATGTTGTATTATCGTATCTACTATTCATTATCCTTGTCTATTAATATTTGTCGATGATGGTGATTGAGAATTAGAGTAACCACCTGGGTTGTTGTTAGGATCTCCAGTTTTACCAAAAGATATAAATGGAGCATTAACATTATTTCCACTACCTGATATAATAAATTTATCACTAACTGTTTGAGGTATAAAGGTGTGTATTGGAGTAAATTTAATACCTTTGATTTCAATTAATTTAGGCATAATATATCCTCCACTATCAGCATCATTTGATAATAATGTAGCTTTACCTCCTAAGTCGTTTCTAGCTATATCCCAACCTGCTTCATCTGGAAAATCATAATTGATACCTCTAATTATACCTGGTAGGTCTATGATATAATCTCCAATGGTAATTTTTACTAAATTACCGCGCATAAAACCACCTTGAGTATAATCAGGAGCCATTAATGATGCTAAGTAATTTAATTTACTATATACAGCAGATTGTTCATTTTTTGACATTACAGGGACTTGAAGACTGAATCCTAAGTCTCTACTAAAACCATTATACGAATAAAATTTTTCACCTCTACCTACATATCTAATATCACTCCAATCAGCACCATAACTATCGGAAAGTCCAGTTAAATAAGCTCTAAAATGTATGTAAGTATTATTACCTGAACCATCATTATTAATTTTTTGGATATAAAAAGGAACAGTATCAGTTAAATAATCTTTATTAGGACCTGTTGAACTTTGATATAAAGGACTTACAGTAATTGAATCTGTACGTTTTGCACTTCGACCAGCAATTTCAGCTCCTCTACGTTCTACTGAGTTTTTAAAAGTTGAGGGTTCACCATATGTAGCTTCACGGGTAAAAGTTGGATTTAAACCAAATGTAAAAGTATTTCTTACATTTACTCCAGTAGGAGCTAAAGCAGTATTTTCTACATAAGACCCAGGATTAATAAATTGATAACGTCTTACATCACTACCATATTGTCTTATATTTTGAGTAAGAAGTAATGCTTGTTGTTTAGCAATAAATTGAAGACCTTCTTCACTAATCAAGAATTTACTAATTCTTTCAGTATCTTGAAGTGTTGATTTAGTTAAAACTCCTTGACCTCTATATAAACCATCAATAAGTGTTTGAGGGGTTTGAGCTGTATCTAGTGATGGTATTGGGGTTGTAACTAAAGGTTTTGGGTTTGATCCATTACCAGCAACACCTGCATCTCCAGGAGTACCAGCTTCCCAAGGAATTTCCCTAGGGTTATAAGTATAACCTTTTCCTTTATAAAATTGGAAAGATTCTGGTTCTGTAAGGAGTGTTACTAATCCCATTAATTATTATCTAGGTGGATTATCAAGATATTTTGTTGGTTGTTGAGATAAATCTAGTTGAGATTGTTTCTCATATTGTTTTTCCAACTTAGATTTTTGTTGGTTTTCAATTTTTGGAGTTTGTCCAAATAAACTCAACGCGCTGTTCTTTAATAAATCTAAAAGTGCCATAGTTTTTTTGTTTATAAATATTAAAAATTAAAATTATTATTGTTGTTTGTAATTAGATAGAGCTAAAGTTGTTCCTACTTTATTTCCATCAATCATTACAACTCCTTCTTTTGAAAGAATTGCTTGTAGTAAAGATGATACTCTTTGTAATTCAGCAACAGCAGCATCGCCACCACCTCCACCACCTTGATTCTTTTTAAATAAATCAGTTCCCGCAACTATATCATCTTTATCATTTAGTCTGATGGCTCCTTCAGGTCCTAATAATGTTCTCTTACCATATCCTCCTTCAGCAAATACGTCATTTCCTGATTTGACTTTTTGTTCTTGGGAATTAAAATAAAGAGCAGCAGCTGCTCCTGCAGCTAAGGCGACACCAGCGGCAATTCCTAAAGTAGCAGCAGACATACCAGTTACTTGAGCAATTGCTTTTAATGCTTGTGCGGCTGCTTCTCTAATTCCTAATAATATTCTTCTACCTAAAGATGCTTCTTCTTTTGAGTTTAATCCAGCAATAACTACTTTTACTGCTTGAATACCTTTTTGTATACCTTCATATATAGCTGTGGCTTTATTAATTGCTAATTGGGTCATTTTAATGGCTTTCATAGTCAAATAAAAACCTCCTACTGCCGCTGCTATTATACCGATAGTTTTTTCCATAGATGTAAATTCTTTATTACCTTCAAATAATTTACCAATCAAACTACCCATAGATCCTATTATTTCTACTATTGTGTCTTTAACACTAACAATAATTGGATATATTTTATTCCAAATAGCTTCAATTACAGGCATTAAATCCATAGCTAATTTACCTAACATTTCAAATATAGGAGTTACAAAATCTTTAATTCCTTGGAAAGTATTTCTAATACCTTCTGTAACTAATTTTATATTATTAGAATCTGTTAACCAATGTTCTACTTTTTCAAAAATAGGTCCAACAATAGCACCTAATTCTGTAAATAATGTATTAACTATAGGCATAAGAGCTGTTGCTATTTTATTCATAGCATGTTCAAACTTACGATACATCTCTCCAAGAGGTCCCATTGCTCCTTTTCTAGCATCTTCTTGATTTTTTATAGCTTCAGCAAGTGAAGCCATTGAAGTCATAGCAGCTACACTTTCTTTCTGCATATCGACCATACTTGTATTAGAAGCTTCGTTTTTCTTTTGGTTAGATAACATATCAGCTAACTGATCACCGTTCATACCCAATGCTTTACCTAAAGCATCTTGTTGAATACGATTCATTTTACTAAATTCAGCTGCTGAAATTCCTTGTTCTGCTAAAGCTTCCATTAGTTTTTCATTATCACCATTCAAAGCTGCTTCTCTAGCTTTTTCAAGATTTAATTCTTTACCAGTTAATAATTCTGCTTCCATTTCAGCAGCAATTGAATCTTCAATATTTAATAAAGCATTTGCTATATTTTCAACTTGCTCCATTTCCAAACCTAATTTCTTAGCTTGAACAACGGCAGAAGTTATTGCTTTACCTGATCCCTGAAAGTTTAATGCAACACGGCTAGAGACTTTAGAAACACCTTCCATTACCGCTTTCATGCTTACATTTACTTTCAAGCTTTTAATAGATTCTTGGGCTTGTGATGCTATTTCTTCAGCTACATGACCTGCTTCTTTACCAGTTAATTTAGATATACCATATACTTTTCCAAGAACATCAGCACTTACACCTCCATGAACATTTAATTTCATAAAGGTTTTCATTGTTTCTGCTCCTAATTCTTCAGCTCCTTGTAATTGACCATAAATAGCAGTTGCTGCGGCAGTAGCTTGTTCATGAGTCATACCCATAGCACCTCCAATTGCTCTAGCAGCACCTGCTACTTTAGCACCTACAGATGCTGATAGTCCTAATTCACGGGTTAGATTAACTGTTTCAGTATTAATTTCTACCATAAAATCAAGAGCTTCTCTACCCATTTCTTTAAATTTAGCAAATAAAGAAGTAGCCATTCCAATTAAAGCTAAAGGACTTAAAGCTGATTTTAATGCTGTACCAAATGCTGCGATACCTACTCTCATTTTTCCAAAAGCACCTAAAGCTCTTTTACCTCCGTCAGTTAACTCATAGGTCATATCTTTTGCTTTTTGGGCGGCAGCATCTAATCCTAATTTTTTACCTAAATCCCCAAATCCTAATTTTTCTAATACTTTATTAGCTCCTATTAAGGATGCGGTAAATAAACTTTGGGATTTAACTAAATTATTTTGGATAGTTTCTTGGTCTTTTAAATATTGAGCATTTCCTTCTAAAACTTGTTGTGTTTCTTGAAGTAAAGCATATTCTTTTTCTTCTAAAGAAAGATTTTCTTTTTGGGTTGCTAAAGCTTTTGCTCGAGTATACATTTGTTGAGCTAATAAGTCTGCTTGTTCTTTAGCTCCTTTAATACCTAATTCTTCTTTTTTTCTTAAATCTTCTAGTAGTTTTTTAGAATTACTTAATCCTTTTTCTTGGCTTTTGATAAATTCAATTCTTTTTTTACCTTTTTCACCAATTTCTTTTTCAAGATTAAGTTGAGTTCTTGTTACTTCATTTTGAAGTTTTTTATTTCTTGCAATATCTTTTTCAACATCCTTAAGAGAATTATATTCGGAAGCAAGATTTTTTGTTAAATTATTAGCTTGTTTGGTTAAATCTAAGGCTAATTTATCTTGAGTAAATTTATCTTTAGTAGTTTTAAGCAAAAAAGCCATTTTATCTTGTATCTGACTTACAAGATCTAATTGATCCGCTAATACTTTGTTAGCTTCTTCAACATTTTTCTTTTGTATTTCTTCTTTTTTAGCCATTAATTACTAAATATATGTTATAAATATTGAAAGGCATCAAATTTTTGACACCTTTCTAATAATTATTGTAATTTACTTTTATCAGGATTAGCCCAATCTAAAGTTGTTTTACCTGTTTTTCCTAATGATTTTTCATAATTTTCTTTCTGTTGTTTATTTTCTTGGTCGATTGAGTTCTGGATTAGATTAAATGTAAGTTTTCTTAACCAAACAGGCATATTATACACTGTATCGTAATCATATCCACCTCTTCCATAAAAAACTATTTCATGGATTTGTTTAAACAAAAGAAATCTATACTCTTGCGTCAGGCCAAAAAAATTGGACTTGCATGGGCACGGTGACCTCCTCTTCACCATTAGTGCCCTCATATACAAATGTCATTCTAATATCAGGTTGGGTTGCTTTAATATGAGCTCTAAAAGCAGCTGAATCTTTAGCTAACATAAAATTATCTACATAATCACGGATAACTTTTGGGTCAGATTCACCATCAACTGAAAGGATTTGATGTTTTAAACGAGTTGAAATATCTGCTGAGGAATTTTTATTAAGTCTTTTAAGACCTTTAATTTCAGCATCAATTGCCTTTTCGTCTTTTGATGTTAGATATTTAAATGTAAGTTTATTTTTTCCTGTTGGAGTTTCAAATTCAAATTCATTAACACCACGTGTTACATTTTTTTCATCTAAATAAACTGTAGGTAATTCATTAAGATCTACAATTACTTCTTCTCCTTCATATGTGAATGGGTAATCTTTACTATATCCTAAAACACGAGCAGCAATCATAATTGCATTTTTATCTCCAATCAATAGATCTTCCCAATCAAATTTAGTTACTACTAAAGATTGAAGTAATTTATCAATTACAACTCCTTGTTTAATATAATTAAGATTAGTTAAAATATCTTCTTCCTTAGCAGTCATATATTTTATTTCAACTGTTCCTTTTGATAAAGGATGACCTTCAGGATAAAGAAGACCTTTTGATGGTAATTCTACTATTTCAGTAGGGAATTTGAATTTACTTTCTTCCATAATTTTTATTTAATATAACTTTGTTATCATATATAAATATATGAGAAAAAAAGAAGCTCGCAAAAATTGCGAGCTTTCTTTGATTTTCTTTTTATTAGAAGTTTAATACACAGTAATCAGGTTGAACTACCATTGTAAGGTTTACTGCTGTATCTGCTGTATCCCAGTTATATTCACCAAAGTTTGCACTTGTAATAAAACATCCTTTTAAAATCCATTCTGAAACGATATCACCTACAGGTCCTAATACGTTAAATGTTAAATCTTTTTTATACATATCAGAATAACCATCACGACCCGTTACTGATTCGTGGTGTAAACGTACCCATTCCATTACTGCTTGAGCTCCTGATGGGGTAATAGGATCAAATAGTGTAAATGTAATAGGATCCCATTTTGTTATACCTTTAACGTAACGTTGAACGTTAATATGGTTTAATTGAACTGTTCCTGAGTTTAAAGTGATAGCACTTACACCTTTAATTTCATATGAAGGAATGCCATCAATATACATGATGAATCTATTCGCCTGTTTCGGTTCAAACGCGGTGAAAAATATTTCGTTGGAATCTAATATTGCCATTTTGCTTATCTATTTGTTTTGTTATAAATATTCAATATTTAAAAAATTATGCTGGGAAAGTAGCACCTGTTGGTAAGATGTTGAAATCCAAGTAAATAAATTCAGCCGTTTTAGTAGGTTGAAGATAAATTTGACCTACCATTTGGTTTCTATCAATTACTTCTGCAGGGTTATTACTATCATCCATAATTACTTTAAATGCATACAAACCTTGTCTTTGTTGTACTGTTTCTAAATATGGATTAACTGCCGCTAAGAAAGCATTTCTTGTAGCAATAGTATTTTGTTCGAATACTAAGTTTTGTGCTACTTCTGAAATATAATTTTTAAGAGCAATTAATAATCTACGAACATTTACACGATCAAGAGCAGATGCTTTTTTCTGTAATGTTTTCTGACCATATACTACAACACCATTTGCTGGGAATGTAGCGATTGGGTTTACATTTCCTGTGTAAAGAGTATCTCTTTGAGCTTGAGTTAATTTTCTTTCTGCTCTAATTACTTGAGATAAACCACCTCTGTTAATACCAGCAGGTGCAAACCATGGCTCACTTACTGTATCGTTATATGCATACACACCTGGGATCATTGTTGAAGCAGGAACCCATACGAACTGACCTGAATCTGGATCAATTGTTTGAACCCAAGGCCAATATGCAGCTGCATATGATGTATTTCTATTTTGAGCTTGAGTAGTTACTGTATTAACACTTGAACTATAAGGTACTAAATCCATTACATAGATATTATCACCTCTATTTTGTGTGTTATTAATAATTGTAGTTTGTAAAGCTCCATAATTTGCATCAGAACCAAATAAACCAGGAGTTACCAATACGTTAAATTGGTAATCATCTTGGTTAGCCATTAATGCAATAGAAGCAGTATAGTTATTAGCTACTAATCCTTGAGTATTTGTACCATTGATATTTTCATAAAAATTAGCACTTGATGTTACAAATCCTAAAGCTGCATTAAAAGTACCACTTACTGGTATGTTAACCGGCATGTAAGGAGCATAAGCTGTATTAGCTGTACCATTATTATCAAAATAATTAGGCATCAAGAAATATGGATTAATATAAGATACATAAACATATCTTGAATTATTCTTATAATTTCCGTAAGAAACCATTTGGTTATTAGTAGTATCTAATACTTGGTAAGAATCACCAATTACTCTTGAAATAAAGTTTGGAGCAGTTGGGTCTAATGATAAACCAGTCCATGTTTCTAAAAGAATAGGATTAGCAGTATTATCATTACCTTGTCTAATATACAAATCAAATGTACCAGATGATGTACTTGAATTAGCAATTTGGAATCTAATGTTATTAGCTGATCCGCTTGTTAATGAACCACTAGTAGTTGAATCTACAACTCCTGCATTCATTATAGTACCTTCAGAGAAAGTAGTTAATGTAAATACACTACCACTAGCAACCGCTCCTGCTGTACTTCCTGAAATAAACGAAGATGTTGCTGGGCTGTAAGAACCACTAGCTACTCTAGTTACTAATAATGTTTCACCACCATTTGCAAAGAAGTTATAAGCTGCAACTGAAGTAAAGAAACCATATACGTTTCCACTACCAGTTCCGTTAGGAGCAAATGTAAAAGTAGATCCAAATTTGTTGGTAAAATCACTATATGATGTAACAATCTGAGGCCATTCTACAGGACCTTTAACTGTAGGGCCTATAATAGCGGCGCTGTTTCTAATAGGTCCTTGAGAAACAAATGAATTGTCATTTTCTCTTGCAAGTACACCGGGTGATATTAATGCTTCTGCCATTTTATGAGTTATTTTGTTTTGTTATAAATATGTTGAAAGTTTTTAAAAGTCACTTGTTTTTAAATTCACCTGTTTTTAAATTTAAAGCTCCTTCGCCATATTTTTCTTGTAATTCTTTTCCTATTTTAATAAAATTTTCTTCTAAAAGTTGCAACTCTTGAATTACTTTATTTTTTTCTTGATTTAATAATTGTAATTCATATTCTAAATCACCAAGTTGATACTTTATTTTTTCTCTTTGATTATTTAGATGATTTATTAAAAATAACTCTTCAGGTGTAAAAAACTTGTCCACAATAAATATTTAATTAATTTTAAAGATTAAGAACTTTATCTAAGGAAATAAATACTTTTTCGGGTCTAATTAATTTAGTACATTCAAATTGACGTGGTGTATTTTTATGATCAGGACACCATTCCCAGTCACCAGGATTTAACCATTCTCGGTTAAAACATCCTGTACATACATTAGTATCATAATTAAATATTCTTTCACAATCTAAGAATTCACTATATGGTAAACTAAATCCTGAAATTAGAATTACAGGTGTATCTATAGACCATGCTAACCATGATAATCCACTACCAACACCTATAAAAGCATCAGCATGTTTTATATCTACTATTCTATCTTCAATAGGATAATTTCCAGTTTTGTCTATTACATTTTTTAATGTACCTCCTAGTTTAGAATCATGCCATTTATCTCCTAAACGTTCTTGAGTAATCATTACTACTTTATAACCTTTTTCATTTAGGTAATCTATAACAGATTGCCATCCACCAGGATAATTCCAATACTTAGCATGTGCCGAAGCATGTGGAGCAATAATTACATATTTCCCATCAATTTGTTTTTTTTTGTTAGGAATATTAACTTTTGGTTTTATTTCTACATAAGGTAAACCTAATACTGAAGTGGATGTTTCTCCTAGAGGGTGTTGTTTAAAATCAATAGGAATTTTAGAATGATTTACTGTTTGGTCGTCATTATAAAACCACCCTATATTGTACATAGCGTATAATTCATGTACTTCAGTTCCCGGATTAATAAATTCTAATTCTGGGTATTCTGTTTCAAACCATTCATTGTGGAATGTAGAACAAATTACATGACATTGATGTTTTTTTCTAAATTCATCTATAAATGGAAACCAAGCTAATGTGTCACCAATAGCTGAGGATTCTAAGTGAATGTAAACTCGTTTTTCTTTAGCATTATAATCATGTTCAAATACTAATTCATTATTTTCTTTATCATAAACTTCTATTCGCCAATTGATAAAATATTCAATACCTGGTTTGGTCCACATATTGTTTGTAATTTCGGCTTCATATACAAGTTTATCGTGTGATTTATCAAAAAATTTTGCTATATAATTTTTAGAATCAGAACCTAATATTTCTAAAAAAGCACCATTCAAAAAGTGAAAATTAAAAGTATTAGCACTTTTCTTATAAGGGATATTAAGTTGAACAGTGTTGTTATATTCTTTAATTAAAACTTCTTTCATATATTTTTATTAATTCTTTTGAACGATTAAACCAAGATAATTCTTTAGCAGTTTCTAATACTTTTTCTCGATATGAATTCCAATGTAACATAATATCTTTTAAACCTCTATCCATTTCAAATACATCACGAGGAGCTCTCCAAGCGCCATGAAAATCAGTATTATATTCCCAATCAGCAATAATTGGTAAACCAGCAGCTGCTGCTTCAACCATTGTTAAATTAGGATGTCCTGCTTCTAACATTGTTGGGTGAACAAAAATATCATGTTCATGGTATAATTCTAATAATTTAGTATTAGGAGTATCAAAAACCAAATTTAATTTAGGATAATTTAACATCCATAAATGAGAATTAAAGAAACTTTTATTTGCTGAGGGACCAGCAATTGTAATTTCTAAGTCATTTAACATTGCTAATCCTAACCCATATGTAAATCCTTTTCTATCAAATGATTGATTTCCAGCTAAACCATTGTTTGCTATCATTAATAATTTAGGGTTAAGAGGTTTTTCTTTATGTAGTGGATAAAAATCATCAATGTTTACACCATGAGAAAAATACATACATTTTGGATGATCAAAATAATCTACTAAAAATCTAGCAGGCATTAAAGATGTAATTGAACCTTTAATTGCTTTTAAATT